CAGAAACTACAAGTGAAAAACCTGTAGAAGAAAATGTTACACAAAGTAAACCTGAAGGCTTACCTGAAAAATTCAACAGCGTTGAAGATTTAGCAAAGTCATATCAGGAATTAGAAAAGAAACTTGGTGACAATACGGAAGCACCTAAAGAAGATGCTCCCAAAGAAGAAACAAAGAGTGATTTAGATATTGCTGAAAAAGCAGTTGAGAGTGCAGGGCTTAACATGGAAAACTTGTCTTCTGAATATGCTGAAAAAGGTGAGTTAGATGCTAAGTCATACGAGGCTTTAGAAAAAGCAGGTATACCTAAAGAATATGTAAACCAGTTTATCGAAGGTCAAAAAGCAGTTGCAGACCAACAGACAACATCTATTAAAGACATAGTAGGTGGAGCAGATGCTTACACAGAAATGTCTGAATGGGCGGCAGAAAACATGTCTGAACAAGAGAAGACAGCTTACAATACAGCAGTTAATTCTAAAGATATAGAAACTGCAAAGTTAGCCGTTGTGGGTTTAAAAGCCAAGTTTGAAAATGCTAACGGCAATGAGCCAAGTCTTGTAGAAGGTAAAGCTACAATTACAGGTCAAGGTGGTTATAAATCTTGGGCTGAAGTTACAGCCGCTATGGGTGATGACAGGTATCAAAAAGACCCTGCTTATCAAAACATGGTTCAAGAAAAACTAAGTAAATCGGAGTTATAATATGAGCCTTTATAGAAATATGAACGCCAGAAAAAAATCTGGCACATCAAGACCAAAAAGTAAAAGTACGGTATCCGCTAAAGCATATAAAAATATGAAAGCAGGATTTCCTAAAAAGAAAAAGACGATATAAAAAATAGTTGTGCAACGCTTATGCGTGGCAACTGCCAACTTTAATTAGCCAAATAACTTGACCCCTTGCGAGGGACAATCTTGACTAAATAACTTATTGAAGAGGCTTTTATAAACTAACATCAATAAAGGAGACAATCACATGTCAAACGCAAGTCCAGTTAAATTCGGAAATGCTAATAGTGGTTCTACTCGTGATGATGCCCTGTTTTTAAAAGTATTCGCAGGTGAAGTAATTACTTCATTTGACAGAGCTTCAAAAACACAAGGTGCTGATATGGTAAGAAGTATCAGTAACGGCAAATCTGCATCTTTTCCAGTAATGGGAAGAATAGGTGCGGCGTATCACGCAGTTGGAGCTGAAATATTAGGTGACGCAGTTAACTCAGCAGAAAAGGTTATTACAATTAATGACCTTCTAATATCTTCAGTATTCGTATCGAATATCGAAGAAGCAAAAAACCATTGGGACGTAAGAAGTGCGTACTCTACTGAAATGGGTAGAGCATTATCTTTTCAAAAAGATAAACACATCTTACAAACAATCGGTCAAGCAACTCTAGCCAGTGCAAACGTAACTGGTGGAGACGCTACAACTAATGTAGTCAACACAGGCATTGCATCTTCAACAGATGCTACTGCGGCTAATGCAATGATAGATGCTATCTTTGCGGCGGCTAAAGAGCTTGATGCAAACTATGTTCCATCAGAAGGCAGAAAATGCTTTATGAGATTGGAAGAATACTACAAATTAGCAAACGCTACTAATGCAGTCAATGTTGACTTCAGTGGTGGAGCTAATGGTGGTGTTGCATCAGGAAAAGTTGCAAAAATTGCAGGAATTGAATTAGTACCAGTTCCTCATTTTGTAGCTTCTAATGTTACTTCAGGTGCAGACGCAGGTTCAGCAACAAACGCAGGTTCAACTCCTCAAGCAGTTAACCTAACTAACTTTGTTGCTCTTGTATCTCACCCTTCAGCAGTCGGAACTGTTAAGCTAATGGATTTAGCTGTTGAAAAAGAGTACGACATCAGAAGACAAGGTACGTTAATGGTTGCTAAATACAGCATGGGGCATGGCGTCCTAAGACCAGAAGCGGCAGTCGGAATTAAAGAAGCATAATACTTCTTAATTTATACAGGGCGGAGATTAACACAGACAATCCGCCCTGTGTACTCACACAAAATTTAACTTAAAGGATATATGGCAACACAAATTACACCTACTACAGAATTGCAGTCGGTCAACATCATGTTGAGTACGATTGGAGAAGCACCTGTTAACTCAATTACAGGAACTACTACAGTAGATGTATCAACAGCTATAAATATTCTTAACGAAACTTCAATGTCCATTCAATCTCAAGGGTGGAATTTCAACACACACACAAATTACAAATCTTTATCAATCGACAGTGACGGTAAAGTACCCCTTCCTTCAAACTGCGTTAAAGCAGATGCAAACCCCTCTTACAGATATTTAAACTACACAATTAGAAACGGCTATTTATATGATATGGATAATCACACAGACATCTTTACTTCAGCACCTTCAAGTGTTGATTTGGTTCTAGTACAACAACTGGCACATTGTCCTGAATACGCTAGACAATATATTACAATGAAAGCGGCAAGAAGATTTGCCTCAAGATTTATAGGTGATAAAGAAATTACACAATTAATTGGTCAAGATGAAAATGAAGCTCTAATGGCATTTCATCAAGCAGATAGCCAAGAGGCTGACGCAAACATGCTTAATGGAGACCAGAATACATTTTCTATAATCAATAGAACACCTCGTAGGACTTACTAATGGGAAGCGTAGTATCGCAATCAATCCCTAACTTTTTGAACGGTATGTCTCAACAGACACCTACTCAAAGAGGTATTAATCAGGGCGAAGACCAAATAAATCTACAAAACGGTTTAGTTGATGGTTTAGCTAAAAGACCTCCTTTAGATTATATAGCAACATTAGATAGTTCTAATATCTATTCTAATAAAACAAAATTTTGGTCAATACAAAGAGACGCTTCTAATCAGTACATTGTAGCTTTATACAATGGCGGTGTTAAAGTATTTGATTTAGCAGGTAATGAAAAGACAGTTACTATTGCAAGTGGTTCAAGTTATTTAACTTCAACTAATCCAAGAGAGAATTTTAAATTAGTTAATGTTGCAGATTATACTTTCATTGCTAATACTAACACTACAGTTACAGCAGACAGCACTACGTCTGCGGCTAAAGTAGAAGAGTTTTTAATTGTTTGTAAATTAACAAACTACGGTAGAGAATATAAAGTAGCATTGAAACACCCATCAATGGCACAAGAGCTAGAAGTTATATTTCAATTACCTACTGGTAATGATGCGGCTACAGATGCAAAATTTAGAGACACTAACAAAATTACAGACATACTTTTAAAAGGAACTTCAAGTACACACTGGGATAGTAGTGCAAATGGTATTGGTTTCAATGTTAGAAGAACTGACACAGGAGCTTCAGTATCTACAACACAAGGGTTATCTAATTATTCTGGTTTTACTTCTCATTTTACGTTTGAAGAATTTGACAGTGTAATTTATGGAAAACCTACTGATGGTAATGCGGCTTATACTATAACTACTTCAGATGGTTCTGGTAATACAGCCATGTATGCAATCAGAGATGAGATACAAGATTTTAGTAAATTACCTTTCTACGCAAAGACAGGTGTAATTATGAAAGTAACTGGTGAAGAAGGTGATGAACTATCAGATTACTATGTAAAATTTTCAGGTAAATCAGGTGTATGGAATGAAACACTAGCACCTGCAACATCATTAGGAGTTACAAATTCTACAATGCCTCACGCATTGATTAACAATAATGATGGAACATTTACATTTCAAGAATTAACATGGACTGACAGGGTGTGTGGTGATGCAGATAGTAACCCTAACCCTACATTTATTGGTAGAAAAATTAATAACTTAACCTATTACAAAAATAGATTAGGTATTTTATCAGGAGAGAATTTAGTATTAACAGAAAATGCTTCTTTCTTTAATTACTTTGCAACAACTTCTACACAAGTTTTAGACACTGACCCCATTGATATAGCGGCTAGTGGTACACAAGTTAACACACTTAAAAACTCTGTAGGATTTAATGAAAGTTTATTATTATTTTCTGATACAGCACAATATAAATTAGATAGTTCTGGGGAAAGTATTTCACCGACTACAGCTATACTTAATGAAGTATCTTCATTTGAACATGATGATAAAGTTACTCCAGTATCAGCAGGTAAGTTTGCATATTTTGCACAAGCAAGAACTTCAGGTACAGCAATAAGAGAATACTTTGCTGATGATGATACATTAACAAATGATGGTATGGATATTACTGTTTCAGTAGGAAACTTAATACCAAGTAATTGTTATCAAATTGTATCTAATACAACAGAAGATACATTAATATTTTTAACTTCAGCTACAGGTGATAGTCAAACAGCACCTTTTAGTGGCACTGCGTCTTCAACAGATGCGGACACTATGTACATCTATAAGTATTTCTTTGATGGTGGCGAGAAAGTACAAAACGCTTGGTCTAAATGGACATTTACAGGTGCTAAAATTATAGGTGCTATGTCTTTAGAAAGTTTTATCTATGTAGTAATTTCTGAAGGGACTACTACAAAATTAGTTAAAATAGATTTAAGAAATTTAAAAGATGCCACTATAGGACATGGTGTTTATATTGACCTTAAAGCATCAGTGACAGGTACATACGCAAGTGGTACTGGCTTAACAACATTCACGTCACCTTATGGTGCTAAAACTGGTTTAATAGCTGTAGATAGGGTTAACGGTAATAACTACACAGCAACAAACACGTCAGGGTCTACGTATACAATCGTTGGAGACCACACAGCGTTATACATTGGTGTGCCTTATGAAAGTAAATACACACTATCTCCTCAGTATGTCAGAGAGAATACTGGAAGAGGATTAGTAGCTGTTACTTCAGGTAGATACCAAATAAGAAATATATCTTTTAATTTTGAAAACAGTGGGTTCTTCCAAGTGGAAGTTACTCCTACAAACAGAGATAAATCTACAAGTATTATGAATGGTTATATTATCGGTACTGCAACAAGTATCATTGGACAACCTGCTATTGCAACAGGAACTTTAAGAGTACCAGTTCAATCACAAAATTCAGAATTTACTTTAGATATAAAATCTTCATCACATTTACCTATGTATATTTCAGGTGCAGAAGTTGAAGGCTATTATCACAACAGAGCAAGAAGAATTTAATGAAAGAAAATTACGTAAGAAAAGCAGAATTAAAAGATGCTTTAGAGTTAGCTCCTAAAATGAGAATAGGAGATAGAAAAGAAATTATGGCTTCAGATGGTTCAACACCGTTAGAAAGTTTAGTTCTTCCTTTTACACAAAAAGGTGCAAAGATTTATTCTATTTTAGGCACAAAGTCAGAAGGTGTGATTGGTATGTTTGGGTCTAGTCCTGTTAAAGAAAAAGGGTATGGAATAGTTTGGTTATTATCTAGTGAAGATTTATTTAAACATATTAAACAATTTATTAAAGAGTGTCCTAAATGGGTACATGACATGAGTAAAGATTATGAACATGTCTACAATTTTGTAGATGAAAGAAATTGGAAAAGTTTAAAATGGTTACAGTTCTTAGGATTTGAACCAAAAAGAAAAATAGGAGATTTTGGTGTTGGAAAAATACCATTTATATTAATGATGAAAGAGGTAAATAAATAATGTGTAATGCTTACGCACAAGCAGGTCTAGCAATAGTAGGACAGTATCAGGCTTATCGACAAAAGAAAGCTGACAACAAAGCTATTAGAAGAGACCAAGATGCAACAAGACGAAATGCCGATAGAGGATATTTACATGACCTTAACAAAATTGACCAAGAGAAAGTTAATGCTGACATGGAGAAAGCAAAGGCTGAAGCTATAACTAAAGCAACAAGAGATGGTGAGATTGCACAAAAAATGAATTTAGGTAACGCAAACAATACAAAAATAGTTCAATCTATTGGTGCGTTATATGATGAAGATTGGAATGAAATTACAAGTGGTTACGATAAAGACATGCAATTATTCGCTAATCAGAAAACGGAAGCATACGCTAACCAAGTAAAAACTTATAATAGTTTAAAACCACCTACAGACCCATCAAGAGCAGGATTAATTATTGGTATCGCTACAAGTGCTAGTGAAGGTTACCAACAAAATGAAAAAGATAAAGCGGCAAAAAAACAATAAAGGATAGTAATGGCTGAATATAAAAGACAAGGAACAAATAAATACTATGGTGCAGGTAGTGCAGGGTATGTATCATCAGGCAGTAGTGTAGATGGTTTAGCTAAATCTTTAACTAACGCAGGTTACAAAATTGGTAAAGCAAATGAATTAAGAATTGATAGGAAAAAAGATAAAGCTATTGCAAAGATAGACGAGATGTATGCAACAGGTAAATCTTTTGAAACCATACAAGCAGAGATTATTTCAGGTAAACACAAAGAGTTAACTGGTAAATACATTGATGCTACTACAAACTATCATGCAGGTAGAGTTAAAGCCGAAGAAGTAAAAAATACTATTGTAGCGGCTCAAAACAACGGTGAATACGATATTACAAATAAAAG